TAGGTAGTTTCTTTTTTTTCATTTAACACCAAAATATTTTAAAATATCATCAGCAGTAGCTTTTTTTCTTGTATGTGAAAAAACTATAAAGCCTTCCTTAAAAGCCTTCTCATACTCTTCCCTAATTTGGTGATAGTCTAAACCACCCCAACCTGATACCCCATGAGTTGCCTTATAGATTTTTTGTATATTACTTTCCATCATAGCCTTAGCCTGATCATTCAATGTTCTTTCCTGAGGCTTATTCAATCTTTCATTAATCGAGTGTGCAGATTTAATTAAATAACTTTTCAAATCACCTTTTGGATTGTTTTGCACTTCCAAAAAAAGATTGTGCATATGTTCATAAACAACCTCATTTTTCATAAACGACTTACCCTTAATTATTTCCCTTAACTTACTCACAAATGGTCTTAAATATTTCTCTCCAATATCCTGAGTAGCAAGCCACTGTAAATGATCTTGATAAACCAAATCTCCATAAGTTTTTGTAGTATTTTCGCTTATATCTAATTTATTAGATATAAGATAAGGGTTATTAAGGGATCGGAGGTCATCAGTGTCCTCACCATTTGCACGATTTGTCCTCTCCATTTCTTCAGGAGGACAATTTGTCCTCTCCATTTTTAGGGCAGGAATAGAGTATTTATTTGCAACATTTGGAGTAGAAATTACATCTAAAAACTTCTCATCAATTAAACTTTTTATGTGCCTTCTTACAGTCCTAACAGAGCATTCTGCAAACTCAGCTATCCTCTCCTGAGATGGATAAGCAATACCTCTACTATCGTTGTAATGATCACAAATTATTAATAACACTAACTTGGTTGTTGGATCTCCTACTCTCTGAGACATACCCCATGTAAATGCTTTCATACTCATATTTGCTTCTCCAATTCACTTATACTGTTTAAATATTTTTCAGGCACAAAGTATGCCTTCCCATAGTCTCCATAATCATTGACGAACCTATCCAACATACCTTCGCCACCCTTAATCCAACCCTTAATCTCATAGATTGGACAAACTCCCACTACTAAAAAATAAATTCTATCTTTAGGATCATCATCCCGCAGAATTAAGTCATAACCTTGTTTACTTCGTGTCCTTACTTCCCAACCAGTGCCATCAATATCACCGCCTTCTTTAAACGTATTTATTGAGCCACCCCAATACTTTCCCATAGCCTTACTAACTGCTATCTCACCTAATGCCCCTTCGATATGACTGTTCCAACTGGACTGCAATTTAGTCTTGTTTTTGTAGCCTCTCTTAATTGCTCCAATGTGTCTAAGAGAGCCAGTATTTGCTCCCTGAGCCATCTCATAATCAACAAGAGTAATCTTCATCGTCTAGCTACTAACTCCAACCAATCATCAAAATCCAAAACAACAAGAGCCTTTTTATTATCAGCTTTAATAACCAAACCCTCATTGCCCTCATACCAATCGTAAATAGATTTAAATCCATTTGCCCTGCACTTGACTTCCAAATGCCACTTTTCTTCACCAATTTTATTGACAATTAAATCGGATTTAATACTGCCACCGCCTGACAATGGAACTCGAATGCACTCAATATCTTCATGCAACAAAGCCTGCTTCCTAAGATTATTTTCTACTCGATAACCCTTATCTCTAGAGAATTTACCCATTACATTTTCCAATCTTGAAGATTTACTTTGCCTTTTGTGAAGGTATGAATAGCCAACATTTTTCTAGCTGAAGGCAAAGATTTGCCATAAAGCCATTTATGAATAGTTGGCTGTGAAACTTTTAATAAATCCGATAATTCTTTTTGAGATATTCCATTTTTAACTAGATATTGTGATAATTTCACTTGCGATACTCTATATGTTGTTTAGCAATATATGCCTAATTGTTATAGCAATATCATTATTTATTTCAAGTAGTCAATACATTTAACAAGATAATTAAAAAAAAATTGCAATATATTGAATTACACTATAGTTATATATGAGAATATAATTTTAATAAGGCACTCGTTGCGTGGCTTGTACAACGAGTATAAAATAATAAGGGGAGCAAAATGAAAAAAATTAAAAGAAAACCACGATTTTTAAAATTAAAATATAAAAAAGCTGAAACACAAAATAGGCTATCTAGTTTAAAAGCATGGGATAACCCTCCAATCGCACCACCTTCTTTATAAATTTTAAAATTTTTATTAATTTATTAGAAGGACAAAACTAAAAATGAAATTTCCAAATAACCTTTATGTGTTGAGGTCTAATAGAGGACTTCAACAAACTGAGGTATCTGAGGCTATCGGAGTTGGTCAATCTGAATATAGTAAGATGGAACGAGGCGATAGAAAGTTAGGTATCCATTTAGCAAAACTTACAAAATTTTTTGAAGTTGATCAGGATAGCATATTAAGCAATGCCAGTATGATCACAAAAAAACCAGTAGAATATGAAACAATGCCATTGATTGAGGACTTGCCTATGTTTGGCTTGCCCTTCCCAAATGGTGCTGAAGGCTTTCAGGTGCAGAAAAAAATGTTCAGTCATTGTGTCAGACCTGATTATTTAGTTGGTGTTCAGTCAGCTTATGCCTGCTTCATGCTTTCACAAAACATGGAACAGCGATATTTTTATGGTGAAATTTTGTTTGTTGATCCGACACTGCAAGTAAAAGTAAATGACTTTGTTGTAGTTCAAGTGCAAGTCGGTGAAAAGATCTCAGGTTTAGTTAGAAAAGTTAATGAGATTACCGACAGACAATATAAACTTTCAACCCTAAATCCTGAGGATACTGAAGTTTTTAAAAATTCAGATATTTTAGGGGTGCATAAGATAGTAGGTTCTAGATCCACTATAGAATAAATATATTGCAATATATTCCTATAAGTTATATCTTCATAGAAAATGAGGAGTTAACTTATGGGATTAAAATTCTTTCAAAATTTAGGTTTAGATACAAAAAGTATATCTGAACGTAAAAATACAATCGGTGGTAGCGATATAACCACATTAGCTTCAGGTGATCCTGAGCGAATATTAAAATTATTTCAGCAAAAGACTGGCAAGATAGATCGTGATGACCTGACAATGGTTTGGGCGGTTATCATGGGGCATATCACTGAAGAGCCTAATATTGAATGGACTGAGTATCATTTAGACCTACCTATTATTGACAGACAAAAAGTTTTCAATGGCATCAAGCATCCATTTATGAGGTGTACTGTTGATGGTGTAGTTAAAGGCTATAAAAATAAATTAGCGGTTATAGATGCTAAATACACTATGGGCAGACCTAAAAGGGATGAGGAATATAAAGACGTTATCCCTCGCTTAGTTAGGTACTACAGTCCTCAAATACATTGGAATGCCTATTTAGTTGAAGAGGTAACTGGTAAGAAGTGTCCTTATGGTTTGCTGTCTTTTGTTAAAGGACTAGAGCAACCAACCTTACATGAAATTAAAATAGATCGTGAGTTTCAGGAAAAACTTATTGATGTAGCTAAATGGTTTATGGGTTGTGTCGAGATGGACATTGAGCCAACTGATATTCCAGTAGCAGAAACTCCAATACCAATTGAGGATAAAGTTCCAGTAGATATGCAGGCTGATCCTAAATGGAAAGCCTTTGCAGAACAGTGGATACAGACACTTGGAGCAAACGAAATTTTTAAGGGTGCTGAAGCCAGTATTAAAAAGTTAGTACCCAAAAATGCCAGTGAAGCATTTGGGCATGGAATATCTGTAAAAGTAGCAAAAAATAATAGTAAGAGGATTTCATTATGGAACAATTAAGTCAGGCACTAAAGCCAATACCAAAACCAATAATTAGAGAAAAAGATAATTCAATAGCAACTGCATTAATATCTTTTCATCAGACTAACCCTCATGCTTTTGAGGATAAAAGAAACCCTCACTATAAAAATAAATATGCCTCACTTGAGAGTGTAATAAAGACTGTCAGAACTGCTAGTCAGTTTGGTTTGACATTCACTCAGGAGATGGATTTTGAGGGTGATATATCCTTCGTTAGAACTGTAATGATGCACTCCTCAGGAGCGACAAGAGTAAGCAGAACTAAGATAGTTTCAAAAGACCCTAATGATCCGCAAAAAATGGGATCGGCAATCAGCTATGCAAAAAGATATGGATTGCAAAGTATATTCGGACTTCCTTCTGACGATGATGATGGAGAAGTCGCTATAGTAAAGCCTGAAGGCAATGCTCCCATTTTTCCTTCAGGTAATTCTGCCTTAGGGGGTACTCGCTCCTCCAAACCTCCTGAGGCAGATCTATCTACACTTATAGACAATGCTAAGACAGAGAAGGAGTTAACTGACTTATATGTGAAATATAAGCCAACTGACGAAGCGGTAATCCAAAAATTCAAAACTAAAAAAGGAGAGTTAAATGGAAGATAAACCAATGATTAAATATGGAGTTGATGAGTTAACAATATCCATAAATAAAAATGATCGTAAGACTGAGGACTGGCACTCAGATTATAATGGGAAGCTAGTCATTAATGGCGAGACATTTTATGCCAACGTCTATCAGAAAAATGATAACTGGATTGCAGGCAAATTAGTAAAAGCTGATCAATCTAAAGTTGGCGGTCAAACTATGACCAATTCAACTAAAATAGCTGACAATAATTCACTAGATGATGAGATACCATTTTAGATGAAAAGAGAAGAGATTTTAAAAACTGCAATAGGATTAATTAATGGTGATCGGGCAGAAGATTATGGGGATGCCTATGAAAACCATAAGAGGATTGCTGAGTTATGGTCAGTTGTTTTTGGAATAAAAGTAACTGTCTATCAAGTAGTCCTCTGCTTGATCTTATTGAAGATAGCTAGACTAATTTATTCTCCTACCAAAAAAGATAGTTGGATTGATGTTGCAGGATACTCAGGCATCGGGGGAGAGATTGCAGATAAAGAGAAGGGGAGTAAGTCATAGAAATTTGTCCACAATGTAAGTCCGCTTGGAAGCCTATTATTACGAGGTCAGCCGAGCAGTGTTCAGTTTGTAAGTTGTCAGTAATGATCGATTGTTGCTCAGGGATTTGTGAAAATGAGCCGATGGAAAAAAACCCAAAGACCACCGATACATCCAACTCCACTAATGGATAAGTGTGAGCAGTGCGGTAAGGATTTTGATTGGAGATTTGCAGGATTGGTAAATGCTAAAAAAAATATTTTTTGCTCTCACCAATGTTTTGACGATTACAGATTTGAACAACAGAGGCTAAGAGATGAGTTTCAATCGTTATGACTATTGTAAATTTTGTAAGGCTAAACTGCCCAAGATAAAATCAAGACGATATAGATGGTTTATGTGTAATGATTGTTACTCTGATAGATTGGATGGTAATCATGCTATTTCAAAAATATGCGATGAACTCAGGGCAAAGAATATTCAAGTAGAAGAAGATTGGGGTGCAGAAAATGTTGAGGATGATGACAATGTACCTTACAAATCCAAAAGAAAAGCTACTCATGTATTTTCAAGAAACATTTTAGATGAGATCTAACCCAACATCCCCTGCAATATTTTTTCAGTTTGTATAGGACTTCTAGCCTGCTCTAGATCTATAACAGTATAATGCACCTCAGCAGTCTTAGAGTTCTTACTATGCCCCATACGAGCCTTCCTGATATGATCAGGCACTTCACCAATCATACTAGTGTTGTAATACTTCCTAACTGTTGATATTAATTTTCTCATTGCATTTTGCTCAAATGGCTTTTTGCCATTGGAATTTGGGAATACCCAAAAATCACACATTGAGTTTAACTTCCATTTTTTTAGCAATGTCATAACATGAGAAGGTAAGCCTAAAACTCTTTCTCTAAAATTATTTTTTAGTTCCTGAGTGTCATATCTATAGACATTTCTTTTTATAGTTACCTCAGACTTAGTGAAGTTAATATCCTTCCATTGTAATCCCTGAAGTTCGTTAGCAGATATTCCAGTAAATGCTGAGAACATTATAAAGGTATCTAGATATAAAGTTTTTTCAGCTTTTATTAAACTCAAAATGTGATCGTGAGAATATCCGCCTCTTTCTTTTACATCGCCTTTGACTTCTTTTCGTTGATCAGAACTACATGGATTTTTTGCAATATACCCCTGATCAATAGCAAACTTCATAACCATATTTAATGTCTGAACGCAGTGCCTTATGGTTTTTGCCGACAGATTTTTGTTAGCAGAATGATTTATAAAATTATTTACCGCACCAGTGGTAATTTCTTTGATACTCATACCCTTATAAAAAGGCTTTATATGCAGTCTGAGATGCCTTTCATCATTGTCATATGATCGTTGCCTAATACCTAAAACTTTTCTTCCAATAGCTTCTAATCGCATTTCTAGAGCAAGTTTTGCTACATCATCAAATAATGCAAATTCAATCTTACTTACATTATTTTGAAAATCAGCCATCATATCTTTTCTGATAGCCGATAATTCTTTTTTGCTTTTAGATGATTTAAATTTATAGTTAGCCATTGCAGGAGTTTTATATCTAAATCTAAAGCCTTTAAAATCCTGATTAGGAAGTTTAAAAACTGTAATATCTCCAATAAAATAATTAGCCATTAGTTTGCTCCCCCAATTAAATTATCAATCATTCTATCGAAATTTTTTATTTCTAAGTCTTTTAGATAATCAGATTTGTGCCTATAAAATCTGTCTTCAATCATACCAAAGTCAAATTTCATCATGTCCAAAAACTCATCCCAATCATCCTCATGTCCGCAATTTGGACATTTCAAAGTTTTTGTTTTTTTGGGAACATAAAAGCCACTATCAAAAATGCCACCACATTTACGACAGTCTTTAATGTATCCATCATACTCAAATCTGTAGACCCTTTTCCTCATTAGTTTATCTCCTCACATTGAATTACTTCACATTCTTCACTTTCCAACTGGTACTCTTGATGATTGTTGCAGTTATCTGTAAATAAAAGATCAGGATCTTGCTCGTCTATATATTCACTAGCAAAACTTTGGTAATATTCTTTTTCATTTTTAAACCAAGATTCAGCTTCATCAATTTCTCCAATATCTTCATCAAAACAATATTTATCTAAATATTCTGCATAAGATCCTATGTGACTATTTTTACAAAACTCGACTAAGCTATCGTAATCAACACTAACTTTAATGTCATAAATCTTAACTTCTGTTTTTTGTATTTTAATATCAAATTCCATTAGTTTGCTCCCATTAATTTATTTATATGTCTTGAAATATAATTATCTAATCTTTTAAGAGTTGGTGACCAATGCTCTACATTAGTAGGGTCTAGTTTTCTAGCTAAAGACCAACCTTTTGGATTTCTGTTTTCTTTAACTAAAACCCAACCCAAATTTTCTAATTCTTCAATAAGATGGTGACCTTTACGATATTTACCGATTTGACCTTTTTTAATGTAGTCCATTAGTTTGCTCCCCTTTTTAATTTGCATTTGTGATTTTACCCTCGTCATCTAATGACAAAGGGTGGGTTTCGATTGCATAATATAGTTTAGATTCATCAAAGTTTATTGTTTGCTCTTTATAAAACTCAATGAATAAGTCTATTTCATCTGAAGATGAGTTTCTTTTTAGTATTGTAGTAGAAAGTAGTTTGTAATCTTCTTCTTTGAATTGGTATTTAGTCATAATATTTTGCTCCCTTTTTTAATTTATCACTCTAAAAGCGATATTATTCCTTTATATTACACTATTATACCTATTATGCAACTATTATTTTAAAAAAAGGGAAATATGCCTGACGAACATTTATCACTTTATTTATCACTCTGTGATCGTTATCAGGCTTAAAACACAAAAAAACCCCAAAAACCGAAGTCTTTGAGGATGATCTAAGTCATTGATTTTATTGATATAGTTGGTTGCGGGGGTAGGATTTGAACCTACGACCTTCAGGTTATGAGCCTGACATTTTTCTCCCATTTTTGGCTGTATATATAGGTTAATAGTTTCCATTTATCACTTTATTTATCACTTTGTTTTTAAATAAATTAATTTATCACTATTACTATTTTTTTAGATTTCCTGCAACTTTTTCTGCTGATCTGCCGATAGTATAACCGCCAACTCCAACTGTCAGGAGTGTCCATAATTCGGCAGGAAGGGGGATGGATAGTTCAGTTCCAGTGAATACACCTACTAATGGAAACACTAAAAAATTTACTGAAACTATAGCTGTTATATTCATCATTAATATTGGTCTCCAACTAGAAGCAATCCAACTTTCTGACTTTGCCTCAGCTAGAATAATTTGACTTGCAGAAGCCTCAATCTGCTTTGAGTTTTCCAGTAAAGCTAATCTAACTTTATTTTCTGCCTCAGTCTTTTTATCAGGATCAGGGATAGCTTCTTTGACTATGTCTCCTATTAATGGAGCGATTGCTGTAATTAATGGTATCATGTAAATTTCCCTTCTTTAATTTTTATGCACTTCCAACGCATTGCTCTCCACTGCGGGATATATATTGAAACTTCTGAGCCTATCTCTAATGCTCTAGCTTTGCAGGCATCATAAGTCTCATATATGACTGGATGTTCGGTATTTTCTATAAACATACATTTAGTAGGATCAGCGAGTAAGCAAACTGTTATCAGTACCTTATACATCCTGCCACTGACCAGTTCTCATCTGCTCGGCTAGTTCATATGCTCTTTTACCAACCTGAGATGCCCATTTGCTTTCAGATACTCCATCGCTTCCAGTGATCATCTCTTTTGATGCACCTTCATAATCATTATCAGACAGCCTGCCTATGAATTTGGAAAATTTTAGTAAAGTTGGTTTACCCAAATTAAAAGCCATATTTAGCACTACAGCCCTTCTAGTTTCGTCTAACTGATTATACCATCCCTCATCTTTTAACTCGTTCTCGCAGGCTATAAGATCGTTTGAAAGCATAAATTCAGCCTCAGCTTCCGATATGCCATTTGTCTCAATGTTCCTGCCAAATCCTATAGTTAAATATCCTTCTGAGCATTTATAAGGCTCTAGTCTTAAACCCTCATGTCTGCGAAGTTGGTTAAGTAAATTTAAATGAATGCCTTGCTCAGTCATCTGTTTTGTTTCCTTCTTAAATCTTCACAATATTTGTTGTAAAAAAAATTGCTGACTTTGTTTAAAATCTTGAAAATTTTAAAATAAATATTTTCCATTACGTTTTGTTTCCCTGAAAATATCGAGTGATTTTTCCCAACTTTCGTATTCAAGTTCGGTGCTTTCAAAAAAGGCTTTTGGTCTGCGGATTGTTTTTCTCTGCACACTGCTGACATGAATAAACCAACACTTTCGGTGATAGACTGATACCATGCAGGCTATGTCATATTCTTCTATTGAGGGTAATCTCTTTTTAGTTCCCATACCCATCATAAACTGGAGACCATTGTTCCTGAGGCTTCTTTTGATGCTAGATCCCTTTACTTGTACTCGGACATATTCATTGTCCTTAAAAGCTATTAGATCTACTCCATCTTGCTGACAAAGAGAGGTCTGCCACCCCAAATCTTCAATTACACCGCAGGCAAAAAACTCAGCTATTCTCCCTGCTTTGGTACTAGAATGCTGAACCATATTTGAGGTAGTTTATAAACATTATTAATATACCTATACCTAATATAAAGCTAACTACCCCTACAGTTATCATTAGGTTTCTATCTCTTATTCTTTGCTGTTCTTTTAATCTTTTTCTATGTTCTGCTCTCGCTGAGGCAATGGTCGCTTGCAATCTTTCCCACTGACCAAGTCCATCTGCACCATATAAAAGAAATAATGACCTTAGTTCATCTTTTAATCGTTTTTGTTCTTCTTCTTTAAAATGCTGTTCTATTGCCTGATCCATAACAGATCCGAATATACCCTTCTTTTTTTGTTCTTTAGCAAAGCCTAACTCTGCTTCTGCTTTGGCATATTGAGTTACATATTTCGTAGCTGAGGACAAATCACGACCCATTGAAACCATTTTTTTTAAGGCACTATGAGCCGTAGTCAACATCGAAAATGCTGAAACTGGATCTATCATTATTTATCCTTTATTTGGAGAGTGCTTTGTCTAGTTTATCTTCTAATCTGTGCAGGGCATCCATTACCTTTGTAACGTCATCCTTAACATCATCTTTTCTTGCATAATTATATGCAATCTCTTCTCTTGTTTTATTGATTAATATTTGTTGCCTTTTGACCTCTTTCACGAGGTATGTGAACACCCAACCAAATGGAATTACAATCAGGGATAGGACAATATTCCAAAACAGCATCCCATCTATTTCACCCATTATGCTAAGTCTCCTGCTAGTAAGGATTGATAGTGTTCTGTATCCGCAGGAAGTACAGAACCACCATCATTAGAACAATATGCCTGATATTGTGATGTCGTTCTTGCAAATTGGTCATCTTGTGTCATGGTATTTATACCATTAGAGGTCACATATTTAGCTTCAGTCGCACAAGCATAATTAACATTTGCAAAATTGTTAGTTACTGTAAATCTAAAAGAACCAGTACCTATGTCATTTAAAGATGATTGATTAAAACTGTCTAA